GACCAGGTCTTGATACATACGCACTCCCAGGCTATATGGGTTCTCTCAATTACATCGAGAGCGATGTTGAGGTATCTAAGCACGTTTTAGGTAACGCACAAACAGGGTTTTCTGCAAGTAAACTTATTACCCTTCCTAACGGAGAGCCTTCTCCTGATGAGAAGCGGAATATCGAGCGTAGGTTTACGGATCGCTTCAGCGGTTCGGATGGTAAGAAATTTATCCTTTCTTTCGTACAGGATTCAGCACGTAAGCCGATAGTAGAAGATTTAGGTGCGAGTGATTTGACTAAAGAAGATTTCGGTCGTGTCGATGAGATGATTCAGCAGAACATTTTTGCAGGGCATCAGATTACTGCTCCTGATTTGTTCGGTATCTCTACTCCTGGTGCTTTAGGTTCACGATCTCAGATTCGCGATGCTTACGAGATTTTCAAGAATACTTACGTTAATGATAAGCAGCAATTCTTAGAGGCTATCTTTAACAACTTAGCCAAGCAGAGAGGGGTTACTTCAGAGCTTACCATTAAGCCTGTTGAACCTATTAGCTACGAGTTCAGCGAAAGTATTATCGCTCAATTTGCTCCTAAAGAATGGATTTTAGAGAAGATTGGTGTTGATATGACTAAGTATCAGCCAGAGCCTACTGCGGTTACTCCTGAGCCTTCTCAGGCTATGATTAACGAGCATCTGAAAGGAATGAAGGGCAGAGAGTGGCAGAACTTCCAACGAATTATTCGTGAGTATAACAAAGGAAAGATAACTCGTGAGCAAGCCTCTCAGATGTTGAAGAGTGCTTACGGACTCGGAGAAGAGGAGTTAGCTACTTGGTTAGGTGCGGATGAGTTCTCAAATGATATGGATGCGGTTATTCAGGTATTCTCTGAGTACGGAGATTCGGTTGATAACTATAAAACTTTAATGACTCGCCAAGTATTCGGTAAGGATTTGGAGCAGGAGGAGTTGGCTTTTCGGGATGAGGTAATCGATGATACTCTCGATAAGAAGATTCTGGATGTAATCGCTAAGAACAAAGGTATCTCAGATGAGGATATTGCTAAGGCGGTTAAGGAGGATTTGGTAGTCGTTAAAGAGCGTATCAACAAACTTCAGGAGTTGGACATTCTTAAAATCAATTCTAAGGGGGTTAGGAGCCTCACTAAGCCTCTATCTGAGATTATCGATAAACCTGTCAAGACTTCGTTTCTTGTCCGCTATTCGTACGAATGGAAGTCTATCGTACCTCCAAGCGAAAGAAATACCTCCGCTCATCCTTCTCGACCATTCTGTGCGAAGCTGATGAGTTTAGATAGGCTTTATTCTCGTTCTGAGATTGAGTCTATTTCTCGGAGATTGGGTTACTCAGTATTCGATAGAGGCGGTGGATGGTGGAATATGGGAGATGGGGTTAACTCTCCTTCTTGCAGACATCAATGGGTCTCGAAGGTTGTGATTAAAAAAGATAAATAAAATGAGCAGAAACATACTTTTCATTTCCGTACAGACTATTAAGGATCGTACAGGCTTGCATAATAACTGCGATGACAAACTCATTAACCCTGAGATTTTAACTGCACAGGATATGTATATCCTTCCTGCGTTGGGTACAGGACTCTACGAGCGTTTGCAAAATGGCATCCAGAACCAAGATTTGACTAACGATGAATCGACTCTTTTGGATACCTACGTTACACCTTGCTTGGTTTATTTTGTTATGTCAGAACTTCCGATGGGGTTATCCTATCAGTTCTATAACAAAGGAATGATCCGTAAGAGCGGAGAAGGTCAGGAGAATCCGAGTGCTTCCGATATGATAGATGTAGCGGATAGGTATAAGTCGAGAGCGGAGTTCTATAAGCAAAGACTTGTGAAGTATCTTAAGGAGAAGTCAGGTACAAATATCTTCCCTCTTTACAATAACCCAGGGAATGGCTACGATGTTATCGTACCTGATAACGAAGCCTATACTACTTCTATTTGGCTCGGAGATGATGACTGTTGTGCAGGAAAATCATTCGAGGAAAAATATCAAGGTAATATAACTCGTTGCTGTGGCAAATAAAACCTACTCACTTAAAAACCAAAAGAAGCTGAAAGTCTTCTTAGAAAAGCAAGAAAATGACACTCAATCAAATCGTAAAAACGATAACGGACTTAGCGAACGCACACCAACAGATAAAGAGCGTTTACTTCGGAGACTTTCCCGATTACCTAAGTCGGGGGACTGATAATGTATATCCTTCCCTTTATTTTGATTTGACAGGTGGTCAGATTCAGGAGCGTAGTGTCGTTCTGAATTTCTCTTTGTATTTCTTCGATAGGATGCTACACGAAGAGACTAACGAGACCGAGGTGCTTAGTGATATGTTAGAGGTCTGTCAGGATATTATCGCTCAACTGCGTTCACAAACTTTTGATTTCGATGAGGGATTGAGTGCTACTCTTTCTTTCTTTACTGAGGATACTCCCGATCTATTAGCAGGAGTTCGGGCAGATATTACCTTAGACTTACCATACATAGCGAACAGATGTGTCGTTCCTTCTACTTATGAATACTAAATAAAAGAAGATGCCCAATAAGAAGATAAATCAGTTAACTCCCAGAACTCCTACGCTTACGGATTTGATTTTAGTAGGAGACCCTGCTACTGGATACTCATACAAAGCGACTATTTCTGTTATTTCTGCTTTCGTAGGTAATAACATTCAGTTCAGTTCTTTAGGTGGCATTTCTTTGACATCTCCTACGAATGGTCAGGTGTTAACTTTTAATGGTACGAATTGGGTTAATCAGACTCCTGCTGCTGCTCCTGTATCAAGTGTGTTCGGTCGCACAGGTGCGGTGGTAGCTGCGGAAGGTGATTACTCTTTAGATCAACTCGGAGATGTTACTTTAACTTCTCCTACTACTAATCAAGTCTTACAATACAACGGAACTGCGTGGGTTAACGCTACTTTCGTGGCAGGTATTAATTCTTTGAATGGACTTACCTCTACTACGCAAACTTTCGCTACCGATACTAACGGAACGGATTTCGCTATTACATCTACTACTTCTACTCATACCTTCAGCTTACCTATTGCTTCCGCTATCAATACAGGTAAGCTATCTTCAACTGATTGGAGTACGTTTAATTCGAAGCAGTCAGCTATTACTCTGACAACTACAGGAGCAAGCGGAGCATCTACTCTCGTAGGTGCTACTCTTAATATCCCTAATTACACTCTCGCAGGTTTAGGCGGTGTTAGCGGTTCGGGAACTACTAACTACGTTTCAAAGTGGACAGGTTCTACTGCATTGGGGAACTCACAGATATTTGATAATGGAACGAGTGTAGGGATTGGAACTGCAAGTCCGACTACAGGAACAAAATTAGATGTTGCTGGGACTGCAAAATTAGATGGAGCATTACAAGTATTGGGAACATTCAGCACAATACCGGGTGGGAATGGAGGTTTTGAGTTAGAATATAATTCTGGTGTTGCTTATGTAACATCTTACAATAGAAGCACATCACAATGGGTTCCATTATATCTTAGAGGAAGTCAAATTAGATTCGGTGTATTGGGTATAGAAACAATGCGACTAACAAATAACGGTCGCTTACTCATTGGAACAACTACCGAATCGACTTATGAGTTAGATGTAGTGGGAGATATCCGTTCTACCTTAGATGCCAACATAAACGGATTGACAGTAGGTAAAGGAGGGGGAAGTGTTAGTACAAATACTGCGTTCGGTGTATCTGCTTTAAGTTCAAATGTAAATGGCGGTTCTAATATTGCCATAGGTGAGAGAAGTTTGTTGTCTAACGTTAATGGTGCAGAGAATGTAGCATTAGGCAGAGATGCAGGATATAACAATACATCGAGCAATAATACATATCTTGGTTTTGGTTCTGGTTATTTTAATACAGGCTCAAATAATACTTTTGTCGGAAATAGAAGCGGACAAAATATAACGACAGGGTCAACTAATATTATCATAGGAAGCTATCCTTTGTCACCAACGCAAGGAGTAACAACAGGTTCTAACAATGTAATAATCGGTAGCAACATCACAGGTCTCTCCTCTTCCCTCTCGAATACAATCATATTAGCAGATGGACAAGGGAATCAGAGGTTGTATATTAACAATAGTGGGAACGCAGGTATAGGTACTACTTCCCCAAGTGCAAGACTTCACGTTGTTAATTCAACACAAAATACTGCACAAGCATTATTTACTGGCTCATCAAGTCCATTTATTCAAACAGGTGTTTGGGGTGTATTAGGTCAACATCTTTCATCACAAGCTACATTTATTGGAAATAATGCTTACCCATCGGATGCTGGAAATCAATCTTGGACAAGGATAGGCGCAGCAGGTAGTTTGGTTGGTTGGATAAATATAGGTGAGGCAGGAATGTTTTTTGCTAGTGGTATTAATGCTGCGTCTGGTGGTTCTCGTGGAGATTCTAAAATGGCATTATTCCCAACTGGCAATCTCGGAATCGGAGTAGGAGTCACAGACGCAGGCTATAAGTTAGATGTATCGGGAACTACTCGTATAAGCGGAACAGAACTGCGTTTGGATAACGGAACAACAGGAACACTTAACATCTATTCCAATACTCCAATAATTAACTTTTTTAGTGGTGGCGGCTATACGTTTGGTAGATCAGGAACTACAATGAATTTGAATAGTGCAGGTTCTATAAATATGCAAATTGGTGGTAATGATGCTTATGCTATAAGTTCTGCAAATGGACATATTTGGAGAAGTGCAATAAGTGGCGGTGCTGCATTGGGAAGATTGACAACAGGTGGGAATTTAATCGTGGGCGGAATAACAGACGCAGGATATAGAGTAGATATTCAGGGAACTTTTAGAAGTAACAACAATGGATATGGTATTGTATTAACAAGCACATCACGAAATTCAATACAATGGATTGATAGTGGAACTTTTAGATGGGCAATAGGAAGTCAGCAAATACAAGGTGGTGAACTTGCGAATAGTTTTAATTTTTATAGTGCGACATCAAGTAGCACGCAAGTATCAATCGCAGCTGATGGAGGATTTATGATAGGAGTACCTTATCCGATTTCATCAAATTATGCACCATCAGCAATTTTACAAGCAGCAAGTACGCAAAGAGGTTTCCTACCTCCAAGAATGACTACAACGCAAAAGAACGCTATCACAAGTCCCGCAGCAGGTCTTATTGTATATGATACAACATTGAGCAAACTATGTGTTTATACTACCGCTTGGGAAACAATAACAAGTATCTAATCTCTTAAATAAAAACAAATGAAAACAATTCAATCAGTTAATGTATGGCAGAACGGAGAAGTAAAGTCCGCAACTAAGTTCAATATGAACTCGGTTTTTGATAACCTGGAAAGCTCCGCTTCTTTCTACTACGAACTTCTTTCAGTAAGTCAAGATGCAGAAGGTAACGAAGTTCTGACTCAGGTTTCTCAGGGTAACCTATCTTTGGAAGCAGATTCTTATCTTGATTGGGATGGTTCAAATGATGCTGCCTATATTTGGGGTGCAAATCAGTTGAGCCTGACAATTATCTAAG